CCAGTTCGCCAAGTTTGACTACGAAACTATCAGCGGTGAGAAGGTGTATGGCGAACAGAAAGACCGTGGTCTTGACGACAAGTCGTATGCGGACTGGGTTAAGATATCATACTACTCGGCAAGGAAGAATGGAACACCAGAGGGTCTCATCGTGGGACACAACAAAGTAAAGTGGCTTCGTGATGGCAACCGAAAGGCAGTCTTTGTTTTCAAGTTCGCCGATGGATACCGTTACATCTGGTATAACAAGGAGACCTTTGATAAGTTTCCGGTTAAGCCGTTCCAACGCAAAGATAGAAATGGTAACAGTCCCAAGGTTGTGGATAAGGTGAATGATGTTGTCTATATTCCTTTTTCAGAACTGGCGGTCTATTAATAGGACAAGATGGGTAAGATGGGTTTCCCGCAAACTTTCTCTAGAGACGCCCCTCGTGTGCGAGACTTTACGATAAACCCATCTTAACCCATCTTTTGATACAACCTCTATTTAATATACGATGCGTGGATAAATATCTACATATCAGATATAGAGCAATGTCTGATACGCAGATACCAATAAGTTTTACATTCAATCCCCGTGTGGTTCCAGACATACCTAATATTGAGGTAACAGAAGGAGCCTCCGCAGTAGAGGGCTTTGGCAAATACGGACACATCAAAGCCACCCCACCTAACAAATATAATATGTTTGGCTTTATGTGGGAGAATGGTATTGATACAAATACATTATCCGGTTCTGGCAGACCTAAAGGCTCCGCAAACAAACCCAAGACTACACCACCCTCTATCCCCTCGTCGCAGATAGTAGCAACTGAAGCCCCGGGTCACGAACAGTTCAATACAGTTGTTAAGCCTCTTGATTTAGACAAGGTTGAAACCGTCGCAGAAAAAAAGGTAGCCAACGCATTCAATACCAACAACACAAAACCTCCAGAGGGTCTTGTATTAACTGATACTCATCCAATGATATCGTTGGATATACTTGAAGAAAACCAGCATCCAAGTGATACATATGAAATGGTTGATGTCAAGGAGAGACCAGTTAAAGTAAAACTTGATAAAGATGGTAAGCCAATCCCACCAAAACTGAAGGGGAAACCAGATAAGCAGATATACAACATATCAAAGGCGAACTCCGTAAAGTGGAAGCACCCTAGCGAACTCCTTGATACGGAGCATATCCCCATTGAAGTTCCAGAAGACCAAGTTGATACATTTAAGTATGAGGCAAATGGCATCTATTACCTACCGCCTCTTTCAGACCACGATGCTGATATAAAAGCACTAGAAGCGTGGATTAAAGATATGGAGGCATTTTTAGCACCCAATACCAATCGTAATGGTCTAGGTAAGGGTAAGACTTATCCTATGGGTATCAGCGTTGCTAAAATGGCTTCTCTACCACCAGAGGAACTAGACAAAGTCGGTGTCAAGGCGGATAAGAATAGCGAGTTAAAACCTATCAATGAGGCTGGTAAGAAATGGTTATACGATTTCTGCCAGAAATACCCAGATTTAAAACGCCTCTATGATATATGGGCTGATAACAAAGAGAAAAAGGAAAAAGGGGAAGAACCAAAGAAGGCGATATTATATCCTAATGACATAGATTTTAATGGGAAGAAGTTAGGGGCGAAGGAGAGAGAAAAAAACGCTACCCCAAGAAATGTATCATTCAAGACTATATCAAGTGGTATTTTATATCACTGGAAAAAAGAGACTGGGATGAAGTCAAAAAACGCAGTAGGAAAATATACAGAAATGCCAGATTTCGTCAAACCCGATACTACGCCTAATGGCAAGATTAAGGTTAATAATAAGACCAAGGAGATTGTTATGAAAAAGATGACAAAGGAGGAACTGGCTATGAAGGTTAAGCGTTGGAATGAGGTGGAGGCTATTCTAGATAGGATAGGCGGTCGCATCAATCCTTTGCGTTATACTTCGTATCAACTTAATATAAACTATTTTGCTAAACGCCACACAGACCCTAAAAACAGTAGGCAAAGTCTTTCGTGTATCTTCGCAGTAGGTGATTATAGACCAGAAACTGGAAGTGGCTTACTGATTATCAATGGTCGCCCGTGTGATATTAAATACCAGCCAATGCTTTTCAACGGTGTTGATAATCCGCATATGGTATTACAACTGACGGAGGCTGATAAACGAGAAAAGCGTCAGCGGTGTTCTTTTGTTATGTTTGATACTGGCGTTAAGGAAGGGGAGCAACTGCCTCCTAGTAAGGGCAAAATGAACAACGAGATTATATACCAAGAACCAGAAGAACACAGTGGCGAATATACTGAAGAGGAAGAGAAGAGATACAAGCGTAACCAAGCAGAAATGTATGCTGATACTGGCTTTACTGAAAAGCAAGGTGATATCACGCCAGCAAAATGGGCTTATGATGTGGATACTGATGTCTTGCCATATTTAGCAAAATCTCCTCGTAGTAAGGGTGTTAAGAATACGACAAATGTTGAAATCCAACCTTATCTAGATATCATACATTCCACACCCTATTATGATGAGTATATCCCAGAGCCACCCGTTCCGCAGTCCTACACGGAGCGTATGTCGGCACTACCCGCACTACCAGAGGTAGGACTTGAGGGATTTGGTAAGCAAGACCACTACGAAGCAGTAGCAAGACATCTTGAAGGGTGTGGGCTGTTACATCTACTAGAAGGTGGTGACCACGGCAAGGAAGGCGTATCTCGTATCAATCCTCCTATCACCGTTCCAGCATCCAAAGTATTTACTACAAAATATGAGGATGATAAAATCTATGTATTACCCGCTCTACCCAAGTCTGACCCTCTATTGAAAGCACTTAAAGAGTGGATGGATGATAATGAACTTCCTATTAACAAGAGCCGTGCTAATAGCGGTATCGGTCGTAGCCAGACAGTAGGTCGTGTTAGACAGAAGTTCAAATCCACTTTCAATGAGAGTGCCTTTACCAAGAAGCATCCAGACCTAAAGAAACTATTACACGAAATCGGCAAGAAGTATGACCCTATTGGCTTTACTAGTATCCAAGTAAATCAGAACTACGAAGCCAAGCCCCACATTGATAAGAATAACATTGGTCTATCAATGATATTTGCTATCGGCGATTATAGTGGAGGCGACCTTTACATCAATGATAAGAAACATAACATTGCCTATCATCCGCTCATCTTCAATGGTGCTAATAACCTTCATTATGTTAGTAAGATAACACAAGGAGACCGTTATTCATTCGTATTCTTTAAGACTGGTCGGAAGGGTGCGAAGTAGCCGTCGCTTTAGGTGTTGATGGTGGCACCGTGATAGACATCTTACGGACTGTTAGTTTAGTATCCGGCAGAGATGCCACCGTAGTGGCGGGCGTTGTATCTCCGATATCAATGCTAACATCAAGTGTCTGCCCGTTACACTTGCTACGAAGGTGCTTATGATTGATTGCTTTATAAATAGCACCGCCGACCAATACAACAGTAGCCACGATGCCTCCGCCCATCAACGATGAGTTTGTATCCATTGCTCTGATATATGGAAATATTTAATCAAATGAAACGCTAATGGGTTCGTTGGAAACGGCGAACTGTTTGGAGGCTACCTTCTTTGGTATCACCTTCTTGCTCTTCGTCTTCGCCTTTTCTATCACATTCTCGGAGGGGCTAGGGGGTTGTCTAGGCTTGAACTGCTCCGGATACATCTGTTTGAGGACTTCAGTATAACTTTCTATCGCATCCTTACGGTGCTTCTCTTCAGCCTCTGTTAGTTTCCTAGCATCGCCTCTGGGAAGAGGATACAAAGGTAGAGTTGCGGGATTGTATTTAGGGTCTGGTTTAGAAAAATCTACCACCGCACCATCAATAGTCCGCCGTTTAGCCTTCTGCCCGGTAGAAAGTATGGGGATAGCACGAGCGGGTCGCCACGGTGTTGCGTTCTTGATGTGCTGGTGTAGAAAAGCAGAAGCATTCTTAACCTTATCTACATTAAACTTGCTATTTTTCTTTTTGCTAACTACCAAATCGCTAGCATCCTTATATCCATTCGCTTTTGCCTCTGCCATTTTACGCTGGATAAAGCCAGATGCCCTACTGACACCACCTAAACCGCCTTCTAGGTTATCATAATGAAATGTGATGGATGCCATCTCGTATATTATTGCCTAATATATTATTCCCCGGTGTTAGAGGATGAGTAGGGCTATGCTTAAAGTAGTTAAAATGAGTTGGGAAACCTCAAGTCGCTACTTTATATCAGATACAAAGTTTGAACTCCATATACCATTACCCGGTGGCTATGAAAAACTATTGGCGATTAAGGATATTGTAATAGACCACAAATATGGTTCTAGTATTGTTATATCTGGGATTATTAAAAATAATCTAACTACTCAATATAACGATGCCACACCCACAGAGCATTCGGGGAGAAGTATTAGCCCTTGCTGGAAACCGGGCGAACGCAAAGAGTTACGAGAGACAGAATGAAGTTAGCCAAGTCCGTGGTGGAAAGGTATCACCCGCTATTGTCGGCAGAAAGGCACTGGAACTCCATAAACTGGAACACGATGCTATGGGACACCCCGCTCATCACCAAGGCTACCACCTCGGTAAGCATCTGAAGAAACTCCACGGTGGTATGTTTAGCCACAAGTTTATTGAGGGTATGATGGGTGCTAATGAGGATGGTGATGAACTTTACGATAATGACCAGTTGAAGGGTCGTGGGCATACTATGGGACGGTGTGATACCCAGACCCAGCACGGCTACCACGAGCCGGAAGAGGATGTCGGTTCTATGCTCCACGGTGGCATCGCTACGGGTGCCTATGAGGGCGGTGCGTGGTGGGATGACCTTGGTGCCAAGATTAAGAATGAGTTTGTTAATCCCGAGAGTGTCCTACGCAAGAAGATACTCCCCGAGGCACGCAAGGTGGTAGAACCCATTGGCAATGCTATTGGTGCTAGATTTGGAATGCCCGACGCTGGCTCAAAGGTTGATAAGGGTTTAAGTATGGTGGGTCTGGGTAAGAAGAAGCGTAAGCCCGCTGGTGCCGACGATGGACGCCGTAAGCGGTCGGCGATTGTTAAGAAGGTGATGTCTGATAAGGGACTTTCTATGATTGAAGCGTCAAAATATGTCAAGGCACACAATCTCTATTAAAAGATGGGTTAAGATGGGTTTCCCGCAAACTCCTCGTGTAGAGCCTCCCACTTAGCAAACTTTAGCGGAGAACCCAACTTACCCATCTTTTCACCGTTTAACACTGACTAAACGCTGAAAAGATTTTCTCGGTATTTATTATAACACATAATGGCTGGCGTAGCAACGAAGAAACCCGGCTCCGACCTTGGGCTAGAGATGACATTTCCGCAGATAGCCGGACTAGCACAGAGGAAACCTTTCCAGTTTTACGGTAAGGAAGATGACGCTCATATGGCGGTTTGGAGTGGCGGTGATATGACACAAGAGCATTGGCATCTTCAGAAGTGTAGTGATGCTACAAATCGGGCACTCCACGCAGTAAGGGATACGAATGTGGCTAAAAACCGTTCTTTCACTTCGCCCCACGGATATTACAATATGCCACCGGTTGTTATGAGCCAGCGTAAGCACGGCGAACTTGCTGGTGCCTTACAGTCCGATGGCAATGAGGTCTATCGCAAGGAGGCTGGTCTGGTTGGAGGTGTGCTACGCTCGGCACAAGGACAGAACTACGCCAAATCGCTTCTTGATAAGCGTGTGAAATGGCTCAATACTCTAGACCAAGTTGCTCTGCCGACGCAGATGCTCGTAACATCCCAAGGTGAATATACGGAGGGTGATGATTTGGCTGATAGCGAGCGTGTGGAGTTAGCACTCCTCATTGACAGTATGTATAAATCATCTTCAAACTACAATGAGGATGAGGGAGAGACCATCAAGTATGACCCCGCCCAGTTCATTCCTAACACTCTTCGTATCGTGCTTCTCTGTCTTAAGTTCTTCCCTTCATACCAAGATAAAAATGAGGGTGATAACCTAGTATCTAAACTTGAGACTATTGCGGATAACTTTGAGCGGTTTGATGGTAGTGCTGGTAATGACCGCCAGACCCTCTTTGACCTTCTTGATAGCACGAGACCGGGACAAGGCGGTGTCCTCTATAAAATGTATAGCGGTCTGCTTGAATACGCCAAGAAGGCGGTATCACTCCTTGGCAATCCCATCCGTGATAGAAAGGTAGCCCTTTCTGCCTATGCGAAGGAGTTGGGGCTTACCAGTGTTATCAAGATGGCACCCAGAAGTTCCAAGAACTTTCACTGGGGTAGCGATACAAGCCTAGGTAGCAGTGATATAGATACGCTACCCAGTGGATTTAGCAGTAGTTCTAGCAGTAGTAGTTCTAGTAGTAGTTCCAGAGGTGCTTCGGATATGACTAGCCAATACACGCCCGGTAGCACCCGCACTCGTTCCACCAGTTCTAGCAGTGATAGTGGCTCCACCCAGTATCCCATTTTTTCACGCACTGGTGTTAATGGCTTAAGGACACACGGTGAAGAGATTGGCGAGGAGCAGAGACGGTCGCTTCGTGTATTACCGGGTTCATACCTCGGATACTACAATCGTAGTGAAACTGATAGTGATGTGGCACCCGATGATTTGGCGGAGCAGAGGCGTGAAATGCTCCGTGGTAGGGATGCTATGGGGCGTGAAAACCAGTTACGCCTTTCAGAGGGACAGACACCGGGTGATGGTCGTGTTGGCTTTGAAGGTGATATCGCACCTCGTGAAGATTTTGCCCGCCAGTCTGGTAGGTTCTTTGGTGAAAATGAAGAGGAGACAATAGAGGCTGAAGCGGGCGATGAGGATTTTGTGCCGTTGGAGCGTAAGGCACCTAGCAAGGCGTCCAGCAAGGCATCAGTGGCGTCCAGCAAGTCTAGTCGGTCTAGCAAGTCGTCTGCCTCCACACTCGCCGATGTAAAAGATTATGAGACCCTTGCCGAGTTTGTTGATAGCCACAATGCCAGAGGTGCCAAACATCTAGATGCTAAACTGGCAAAGCGTCTTGTTGATAAGGGCATTAGCAAGCACGCTATCGCTAAAGCATTTGGCGTTAATATCAAGACCGTTCATAACAGACTGAAGTAAAATCTTATCATCAACTAGTATAGAGATATGTCCCGCAAAGTCTTTCCGACAAACTATCCAGAAGATGTTAAAAGGGTGATTAACACTCTTTTATTTCCTCACTCAAGATTGGAGGTGGCTGGCTCTGTTAGTTTAAGGTCGCAGTTATATTGGGGCGATATTGATTGCCTACAACATATTAATGCCCCTAATATCGCTTATGTAGCCGAAGAACTTCAGAAAGTCGTTCGCAATGTTATTAAAATACCTAACACATATATCACAGAATGTAAATGCGGTTCAGTGGAAGCCTATCGTATTCTCCCTAGAGATGCCAGAATATCGGATGGTAAGGTTATCAACTATGATGCTGAAAAATCTAAAAAGATAGTTGATACAATACCGTATTTATCCGATAAGACAAAGGAATATTACAAAAAACTTCTTGTTACCAGTCCTACTGTATCCCAGTTCTTCTTAATGAAAGATACCTTCAAGGAGCATATTATAAGGTGGTCGGCTAAAGACCTATTGGTGGGTAGGATAACTAGACCCGATGGCAAGGTTATGACACTAGAAGAGGCGATAGCGTGTCCCACTATGCTAAAGTTGGATGTGGTCTCGTGGCTACAAGGCAATCGGTATGTGGAAGTATCAATGATTTATGAAATCTATGAGAAGGGTAAGATAGTGAATGAACGCTTTCCTCTAGAGCATAACATCAAGGAGAACATCGTTGAGTATTTCCAAACGGGTGACTATTTCAAGGTATTGAAACGCATCTTTAGTTTAGCAAATATACATAAACGGAAATCCACCATTGACCTTCTAACACCCATTCTAAACTCTGACCTCGGCAAGATGTATCAAGTTGTATCAGATGCGAAAACTATATTAGAGTTGCTGGAACGGCACATATACAATGCCGATATGAAATACGAAATAGACCAGTTCAAACAACGGCTCTCTTATGTTTCTGATAGCAACGCCTTCCTTTCAAATGAAAAGGAGATACTCGGGCTAATAAGCAAAGCCGAGAATAGGAAAACTATGGTTCCGGCGTTGAACGACCTAGTGGAAAAACTAGGCGATATTATGAACGGGACTGCTAAACAGATAATGAAAAAAGCGAAACTCGTCCCGTTGCCCGCAAGTGTGTTACCTTGAGTAATACAAGATGGGTAAAGATGGGTTCTCCGCAAACCCTCCCTATGGAGACCCCTCCTTTATGCTAAAGTTGCGGAAAGTCCAACTTACCCAACTTTGCGTAGAATGTGTAATAAGTGTTTAAAATAATCTAAACACTTAATATACAGATGCCGTATAAGTTACGCAAGGCACCCGGTAAAGACCTCTATTGGGTTGTTAATAAGGAAACGAAGAAGAAGTTATCCAAAATCCCAATGGCGAAGGAGCAAGCGATGGCACAGATGCGTGCGGTCTATATGAATGAAAGTAAGAGCGGTGGTGCGATGTCTCCTTATATGTCGGCGACCAACACACTTTACAATGATGCCGAGCAGTTTAGGAATAGCATTGAAAGTGATAATACCCGCCAACTTGCTGGCGAAGCCACACGAGAGCGTAATAAGGGTGCTATGGCATCGGCACTGGCAGAGCAGTCTGGAACTGTCCCCGAACTGTCTATGATGCGTAATAAGGTTATGGGTAAGGGTATGTGGGATGCCGTGGCACCTACCGGCGACTACGAGTTTGATAGCCACCTATCTGGAGGTGATATGCTTGGTCTAACGGCACAAGAGGTGGTAGATTTGGAAGCCGGTGTTGAGAACCTTATACGGACTAATGCTGGGCTACCCGAGTTGCGGGAGTTTTGTCGCAAAGTTCAGAATAAGCACCCAGAAGTAACGCTTGCTGATTTACAACACATTTACAAGACTATGGCGGAGAGGATAGCGGTAGGCGGTGGCAAGCGTAGCCACAAAGCCCAGTATGTCCGTTGGCTTGCTGGCAAATCAAAGGCGAAAAACAACGGCTATAAGCACCCCTATACACCCTTTATCCCTAAACGGGTGTCCGTGCCTAAACGCTCGGCATTCATCCACCGTATGATAGCGAGCAAGGAGGTTATTACGAAGCGTGATGCTAAAAAGGGTGTTAAGGCTCCAGAGGTAGATAGTGAAGAGGAAGAGGCACCGGCACCAGTAGCCAAGGATAAGAAGGCTCGGGCAAGGGAACTTAAGGCAGAGGGCTTAAGCACACGCAAGATTGCCGAGAAACTCAAGGAGGAGGGTTTTAGCAAGGTATCGCCCTCTACTGTCGTTAATCTTCTGAAAGGCTCTGGATACGACGAACACCCAGAAGATTTTTTTTTTTGAAGAATGCGGGTGAAACGGCTAAAGAGGCAGTCCAAGAACCAGCACTAGACGATTTTCTATCAAAGGTTGATGCGGGTCTGATATCGGCTGATGGTATGATAAAGAACCTAACATCTTCTGCTGGCGATGTCGTCCAGACCTTTAAGCCCCAGCAGATAGGTCTAGGACTGCCACCTAAAGAGACCGCTTTCTCAATGACAAAGGCTAGTTATCAAGACTATGCTCCACGGCTCATTGATGGCTGGCAACTGAAACTAGGCACGCCCACGCTAAAGATTTACAATAGGGGTAATGATATGGTTGTATCAGCCCGTGGAACGAGACCATCAGACCCTAATGACCTTAAAGCCGATGCTCTGATACCCGCCAGCCAGTTGGGTCTATCCGACCGTATGCGTGGGGATTTGGCTACGCTAAAACAGTTTCAGAGACGGTTTCCGCCTACTAAATACTCATACAGTGGCGTAGGGCATTCACTTGGTGGAGCAATCATTGATGAGTTCATTAAGCAAGGGCTAGTGAAGGATGGACGCACTTATAACCCAGCGGTAACAACGATGGACTGGGATAGACCCATCCCTAATCACCGTGTTTATATGGATGCCGACCCACTCTATCAACTAATGGGTAGCCATACGAAGAACCCAGAGGTTAGACATTATACCCCAAAACAGCCGACTTCCTTCTTTGGCAGAGTGGCTAGTATGTTTCCAGTAGCCCGTGACGCACTTCAGACACTTGACGCCCACAACCTAGATAACTTCACGGGTGGTGGAACTCATAAGCAGAACTTCTTAAAGGCGAATAAACTTGAGGATAAGGGCTACTCATTGGAGGAACTTGCTAAAATATCGGGGGTTCCGCTTGAAACGCTACAAGAAGTATATAATCGTGGCGTAGGGGCTTATAAAACCCAACCTAAAAGCGTTAGGCTTAAGGGGTCTTTTATGAAAAATGTTGATGCTCCTATGAAAAAGAAGTTATCAAAGGAGCAGTGGGGTCTGGCTAGAGTATATTCCTATCTTGATGGTAACCCCAAACACGATAATGACCTACGGCGGAATGGTAGTGGAACCTCATCATCTAAAATAATACCACCCGACCAAGTCGTGAAGGGCGAGGCGTGGGCTGAACCTACCGTGAAGTTTAGGATTGTCGTGGGCGAATATCCTACAGACCCATTGATAACGGTTTATTCAGAGTTTATTAATGATAACTTTCCTATGGGTTTCCAGAAGTTTGATAGTTGGGAAGCACTACAAAAATCAGCCTACTATGATAAACTAACGGAGGCTCAAAAGAATGATACTCTTAAAGCCGTATTATACAGAAAAAAGGTATGGGGGCAACATATAGTAGGTAAGGGTGCTACGAAGAGCCTACTTAAAGACGCTGGTCTGACACCACAGACCTATCTTGAAAAGGTTAAGCAGAATGCGAAGGGCAAAGGTATTGACCCTAGCAAACTGTTTTTAGCCAATGATGGCGTTCATAAGTTGATGTATAAAGATGATAATAGAACCTCAAAGTTTGGAAGGGTCGGCTACGGGGACTTTATCATTTGGTCTGAACTGGAGCATTTGAAGAAGGTGCCGGCTGGATATTCCCACCAAAAGCGTAATACATTCCATTCGTCCCATAGCAAGATAAAGGGGGATTGGAGGCAAGACCCGTTATCACCGAATAATCTAGCGTTGAAGGTGTTGTGGTAGGCTGAGGGATGTCTTTCTTACACTGGAGGCACTCAAAGGTATCACGAAGGTGGAAGCAAATCGCTTTCGTGATAGTAGCGGGGAGCGTGGCGTTGTTATCCATTTATCTAATCAAAGGATATTTTAAAATCTCCGTGTTCCACCCGTATGGAGGCGACTGGTTCCTTGGGCGAGGCTGTGATAGCCCCCTTGCGACGATACTTTTTAGGTCTCGGAACCACCTCGGTTTCAGCACACGCAACATTTGTTATATTACCAGTGGCATCTGTTAATACAACAATACTAGACGGCAGTGTGCGTTTAGTGCGTGGCATTATATTATATGTCCGGGTATTATTTACGCTAAAAAACGCTAAAAACACATTGGAGTGTGGCACTTTTTGTAAAAACTTTTCTAATCACTCAATATAACGGATGCCGGGGCTTTCATTTGACAAGGACGCAGACGGCAAGGCTATTGCGATTGTGCGTAACGGCGACAAGGATGGTGATATCTTATACCTCCACGAAGGGTCTGATAAGAGGACGCCACGGATTAGCGACGAAATCAAGTCCGCTAAATACCAGAAGGAACTCAAGCCATATAAGGGTAAGGATAAGGTCGCCATTATCAATAGATTACAAGAGGCACTGAAGAAGGGTTTAGCCGTGGATGACCTAGTAGGTGAAGATGATGCTACCAAGAAACTGTATGAGAAAATCAAATCGGATGCTGAAACGAATACAACTATTGAGTTGCCGGACGATAGCAGATTTGAGATAGTCCCCACGGCTGACCCCGCAAAGCGTGATGTATTTTATGTCTGCGGTGCTTCCGGTAGTGGCAAATCCTACATAGCAAGGGGTCTGGGTGAGTTCTATCGTCGTATGTTCCCGAAGCGTAGTGTTTATGTTATCAGCAAACTAACGGAGGATACTACGATTGATAATATGAAGGGCGGGAAGCCCAAACGCATCAATGTGGATACGCTGGTATCAGACTACCCCGAGATTGAGGAGTTCCGTGATTGTATGGTTATCTTTGATGACATTGATTGCTTCACGGGCAAGCACTTAAAGGCAGTCCATCAACTGATAGATGACCTAGCCATCACGGGTCGCCACACTAATACGACCGTGCTATTTTTGACCCATTATATCACGAACTATAAGGCAACCCGTCTCATTCTGAATGAAACCACCCATTTCGTGGTATATCCTCAATCCACCTCCTTTCACGGTCTCAAATATCTACTGGGGACGCACATTGGTATGTCTAAAGATGATATCCATTCGCTCAAGAAGGCTGGACGCTGGGTTTGTATCCACAAGAACTACCCGCAGTATATGGTTTCGGCTCAAGAGGCAAAGATTTTACACCAAGAAAGGTAAAAGATGGGTTAAGATGGGTTTAGCGGAAAGTCTCGCACACGAGGAGGCTCCCTAGGAGAACTTTGCGGAAAACCCATCTTGCCCATCTTGTGATACGATTTCTAACACTATGCGGGCGTGCGTTCATCTTCTGCCCCCTTTGCGGTGGCAAACTATCATCAAAGCGAAAGACGCTCTCCCTTTTATGATAGGTTCTGCTAGAGAATGACCCACACAGCGGTCGCTGTAAAGAACCCCATCCCGATTTATTTTCCCGGCACCGAACATAAAACAATGTCGTCTGCCTCGGTCGTTCTTCCGCCGTGCTTTGCCGTGTATCAGAGGTTGGGGTTCCAGATTATTTCTGGCAATATGAGTTGGGATGCGTCCTTGAAAGATGGGGCTGGAGCCAAGGCGGTGCGATATGATGGTGGCAGTTGGATGAAATCCGATAAGTTTCCTAATGGCGGACAGTTGAACTATACAACACCCGATGGCTTTTTCAAGTCTTGCTTTGCCTTGCGGACTGGTAAGGTGTCTGGGTGCTGGGCGATGGATATTGATGACCCCGAACTGGAACACAACAAGCGTCTGATACAAATGGCGATGCCGATTTGTAATATGATTGCCAGAACACGCCGTGGTCTCCATTTCCTTTTCAAATACGATGAGCGTATCAAATCAACTGCGTCCCACGAAAAGGCGATTGATATCCAAGTGGATGGCAAACTGTTGTATGTGTCTCCTTCTCGTTACAAGCCTACTGGCGAGGAGATGTTTCAATACGACTGGATAACAATGCCAGACGAAAACGAGGAACTCAACCCAATCAGTGATGAACTGCTAGAAGAACTATCAGAGGTGATGGGATGGCAGATGGATGATGATACGGGCGAACCCGATGAGGGCTTTGGCTCTGCGTCTGGTGATGAGAAGAGCGAAGTATCTGATACGAAGCCTACCACACCGCCCAGAGAACAGAACAAGGATGAGAACAAGAAGATGATATCAGACCTTCTAATGGCGATTGATAAGAAGCACTTTGAGGACTATGGGGATTGGGTTAAGATTGGCTACATTTGTTATAATGAGGGTTGCGGGTTTGAGGCATTCAAGGAGGCTACCAAGGCACGATACCCACCCTTCGCCAAAGGCAAATCAAAGCGGTGCGAGGGTATCAAGGCTACTTGGAACAGTATAGAGCGGGGCGTGGCTCGTGATAAGCGTCTAAAGCAACGCCGGCTCTGGGACTGGCTCCGTGTTGATAATCCTACCAAGTATGTTGAACTGATGAAGAAGCGTGATGATTTCTTTGTATTCCTAGAGTGCGTTAATCACGCCGAGGTAGCCCAGATGTTCTACGACCTTCGCTCTGATAGTTTCGTCTATCACAATACCCAAGGCTGGTATGAAATCAATAAGTTCAATGTATGGGAACCGCACGGGCAGAAAATCCCTCCTAATATGGTGAATATGATATGGGAGAGCCTCAAGCACTTGGCAATGGAGCATCTTCCCTATATCAATCCGTTCTCCAAAGACCCAGTGGAGCGTAAGAAGGCTGATAACCTACTGAACTTCAGAAAGGTAATCGGCAACAATATGTTCTGTAAGGGGGTTATCGGTTTCTTGCCAACTTTCTACTACTATGAGGACTTGCCTATTATGATGGACGAGAGCCGACACCTCTTTGCCTTCACAGATAAGGTCTTTGATTTGAACGCATTGGAGTTCCGTGATATCAAGGCGGATGATTGGGTCTGTTTAACAACTGGCTACAAGGCACCAGACGCCGTTGATAAGAAGGCTATCAAAAAGGTAAAGGAGACGGTTGCCACGATGTTCCACGATGATGCGATGACAGAATATGTCCTATCAGAGTTGATGATACACTTACACGGCGACGGGCAGAGGCAGTATCAGAGGTTCAACATCTGGACTGGGTCTGGTGGCAATGGCAAGGGCGTGCTGGCTGATACCATCAAGGCATCATTTGGAAAATATTATATCACTCTGCCTATCACCATTCTAACACAACCGAGCGACAAGAAGGACGCCCCGTGTCCCAAGTTGGCAGAGGCGAAGGGTTGTCGTATCGCAATGGCACAAGAGCCAGAGAGTGCGTGTAACCTTCAAGGCGGGCTGATAAAAGACCTAACTGGCGATGGCGAAATCGTTGCCCGTGCCTTGTATTCAAATCCTATCACATACAGACCGCAGTTCGGTTTATTCCTACAATGTAACAACATACCCAACATTAAACTTGACGGTGGCGTGGAGCGTAGGTTTTGTATCACGCCGTTCCCCTATCAGTTCGTGCCTAACCCTACAAGGAAGACCGAGCGGAAGGGCGACCCATTCATCAAGGAGTATATGGTTTCTAATGAGGCTCGTGATGCCTTCATAATGCTCTTGATAAATAAATACAAGAAATGGGTCGGTGATAAGCGACCTAACCCACTCTTTGCCGGCTCCTATGTGCCGACCAACACCCACATTGCCGAGGCTACCAGTGGCTACATCCAGTCCAACAATGCCCTAGACGACTGGCTCAAGAACAAATGGACTATCACGAACTCTAACGCAGACCTCATTTCTGCCAGAGAATGTTATATCGCCTACAAAGAGGACAAGTCCAACGACCCGAGTATGCGGGAACTATCAGAAGTCGTGTTCGCCCAGTTGATGACCTACAATAAAATCGGCGTGGAGAAACACAGTAGCCCGTTCAGTAGGACAGACGACGATGGTGCCGTGACCCAATACAAATGTGGAAAATATTATACGGGTATCAAGAGGTTGCCAGAGGGTGGTGCCGGTTTTATCACGGATGAATAAGATGGGTAAGATGGGTTATCCACAAAGTCTTCTAGAGTTATAAGTTTCAATATGAGTTTTACGAAAAACCCATCTTGACCCAACTTCTACTAGTCGCCTATCACTTCTTCGGGCAACACCCATAATATTCCTCCCTCTGTATCAGCCCTTCGCTCGGAGGTGCCGAACACAGACCTCGTTTTTCGTCCCAATACCTTTCCAGTAGGTATTTTGATGGCGGGGTCGGAAGTTCTAGTAGGGGATTTGGAGGGCTAGGGGGTTGCCTAGGGCTTGTCCCCGTTTTTGCCGTGGTTTTGAGAACCCGCTTCCACACGCCTTTGTCTATCACAACACGATAGGTGTCCGTCGCAAGGGTTTTTATCATTAACCGTATGTATAATCGGGTAATAGAAAAAAAACTACAAAATGTTTAGCAAAAGGCTTTTCTAGTAGTCTAATAGGCACAGCGGTCGCTGTAATAATCTCCATCCGAGATTTATTTCTCCCGAGAGGTTATAAAATGCCTTCCGTTGTGCTTCGTGTTCCGCTCCGCTTCACGATGAACGATGTTAATGAGATGTTGGCTGAAGTGAATGGTCTTGCCCCACTGCGGATAACCGAGTGGAAGGAGATGGTTCGTGGTTTTGTGTTCCAAGACATCGTTGATGATATTTTGGATGATATCAACACGGGTAACTGGAACGGCGACCTAGCCTCCTACCGTGCCGAGATAGAGACGGCAATAACAGACTATAGGGTAGAGAAACGCAATAGGCTAGAAGCCGAGCGTATCCAACGCCGTGATATCAGACGGCTCATACGACGGGCTGAAAGGGAGGCACACGAGCAAGCCTTTCTAGAGTATCAGATAGAGGTTCTATCAACATCTGATGGCGACAGTATAGATGATTAGAAACAGATAATAGAATATATTTTTATATATTTTTTTATATGTTTAGCACTTTTAGCAAAAAGATGGGTTAAGATGGGTTATCCGCAAAGTCTTCGCACACGAGGAGGTCTCTAGTGAAAGTTTGCGGGAAACCCATCTTACCCATCTTGTGCCACCCCGATAATATATTATTTAGCATTATTAGCAAAGATGATACGGGGTAGTGCCACTGAAGCAAGGGGATATCCACTCTCCGATGGCGATATTAGGAAACTATTAGGCAATGATATTAAAATCCTAACCTATGCTGATTTAAAGGGGCTGGATGACTGGAGACAGTTGTTTGATGCTAAAGGGCGTTGTATAATGCTTTATCTTACTACAAGTGCCACAACGGGACATTGGACTTGTATGCTAAACAAGAAAGACCATATAGAGTTCTTTGACCCGTATGGGAACCCGCCCGATGATATCAAAGACTATACAAGTCCGGAAGTAAGACGAGAACTTGGTATAGACCAGCAACTCCTTTTGCCTTTGCTAAAATCGTCTGGCAAACCTATAACTTATAACAAGTTTCCGTTTCAGAAAACACGCAATGATGTATCAACTTGTGGTCGCCACGCAGTCGTGAGGTGTTTCTACGCACCCAAGACACTAGACCAATACAAGACTGTTATGGATAAGAGTAAGTTAGCCCCGGACGATTTTGTGTTGGGAGTTACATATAATAAAATCGGTAAATAAAATGTCCTAATATGATATAGAGAATGCCTTACTTTAGCAGTGTAGAACGCAGTGGTAATGTTGATGAACCCGACACTGTATATTACAATGCCGACATCATTAACAACAACACTAGCGACTTTGCCACTGGACTTCCGGCTGGCAATGACCCGCAGATACGCTTTCAAGAAACTCGTGATACTGCCATTATCAAGGATGCCTCAAAATATGAGTTTAGCATAGTCCGTTTCACGATGGACGGAGCGGGGCTAGACCTCCCCCTATTCATCCCTCAAGTGGTATTAGGACAGACTGACCCAACCCTCACGACCTATAGCGTTGCCGTATCACTGACGCAGACCTACCGATTTTCGGATGGAACCTCCAACACATTCGTGGAGAACGCTTTTGCTACACCAGTTCTGTTTTCGCCCGAAACAACTAGCACAGTTCTAGCACCAGTGCCTCAAGCACCATTGGTGAGCCAAGACCTAACAAGTCGCTACTACTGGGTCTATACCTACCAGCACTGGGTAGATTTGGTTAATGCTACGATTTACAACATTAATAACCAATATTCTCCCACTACGGCGTGGTATAAACTCTGGTATCTGTTCCAGCAAGATTGGCTAGCCTATCTTACTACCCGTGGTCTGACTGTAGCCACCGACCCTTTCCCCTATAGCACTCCCAACGCTATGGCTACAAGTCTATTTGCTCCTCCTCAACTCAAGTATGACCCTCTTACGGGGCTTTTCTCTTGGCTAGGAGATGAAAGGGCATTTGGCACTCGTGTATCAACCTTTTTACCCGCCAGCGGAGCCGGTGCCACAACAGCCCCGGTAGCGTCCCTCTGGCTGAATGCTAACCTAGCGGGACTACTGGCAAACTTCAAGATGCTTATCGCTAATGTCGGACTTACTGTCACAACTCTGTCTGGCTATTATGCCTCGGTTCAGTTTCCCAATAAGTTTTATTCTAACATCGTTGATTACACGACTACTCCGCTATCTACTGTTACCCCGACACAACTCCAAGCAAAGTATTGGACGGCTACGCAAGACTATCCCTCTACGGGTAACCTCTGGTCACCTATCTCATCTATAGTATTCACCTCTACACTTCTGCCTCTGAAGAATGAGAATACGGCACAGCCAGTAATCTATGGACAAGGTAATCTAGGACTATCAGCCCCGACGGCACAGTCTGCTTTCCAGCCTATCATCACGGATATCTCCCTAGACACAAGTGCCGGCTCTGGTTCAGCCTTGTATCGCCAGTTTATCTACTATGTTCCGCAAGCGGAGTATCGTATGTCTGCCTTTGAGAAGTCACGCCAAGAAATCCGCACGATTGATATTCAAGTCTATTGGAAGAACCGCCTCAATAACCAGTTATACCCGGTTCAAATGTTTAATCTATCCTCTGTATCCCTCAAGATACTTTTCAGAAAGCGTCCGGTAGATTTATTGTCAAGTTATTAGCAACGGTGCTAAAAAATATATAATGGATTGAAAAATATTCTCAACCTATTATATACAATGTCCTCCGATATCGTCAAGGAAGCGGTTTTTGATGGTCGCATCATCCAGTCACGCCCCAAGTATGCCGTTGAGAAGGGTGCCTTGTCCGTTACTAACGCCCCGTTCTCGGCTATCTCCGCCACAGCCTCCCAGCACACATACAACATCTATGTGCCGTCAGAGAATGTGTTCGTTGATAGGGCTATTGAGTGGTCATCCACTTGCTTTCTGTCGCTGACTGCTACCCCGGCTAATACGACACCGGGTCAAGTTATCGCCACTCTGGGTCGTGATATCGCCCTCTGTGCCTTCCCGCTAAACTCCCTCTGTGCCACGCTTACTACGACAATCAACGATACTACATCCGTTATCAACTCGGCGGATGTCCAGCGTGAGGTTCTTCGTCTTGCGGACTACAAGCAGAACCGTCTTCGTCGCACTTGTCCCACTATGTTGGATAAATATGCCCGCTATGCTGATGCGGTAGGCACGAATAACAACCCGAACGGTGGCTTTGACACGCAGAACACGGTTGATACCACGCCTAACGGTGCGTGGGGTGATATCTACTTCACAGACCAGAACGGTGCGGTTCTTCAGCCGTCGCAGTCACCCGCCTACACATACAATGGTTATGCGGTTAATACGGATGGATACGGTCGTCCCATCGTGACGGCTTCCAACGGTTCCAACT